ATTCGGCCGCTAATCCTATGAATAACGGCGGTAATGTAGGTCCCGGATCTATCCGAGGTAACGTACTAGGACTTGATCTATACGTAGACAAAAACTTTACGGCTACTACTACTATCGACGATTCAGCCGTTATCCTCGCACCTGAGGCGTTTACCGTTTATCAAAGCCCTCAAGCTTATATGAGCGTAAACGTAGTATCTAATCTGCAGGTACAAGTAGCAATTTATGGTTATATGGCCACTATTGCAAAAATGCCTAAGGGTATCGTTAAGTTCAATCTCAACTAAAAAACCTAATAGTCGGTAGGGCTCTTAGCCCTTTGAGCCCTACCGGCCTCTTTTAAGATAGGAGTAAAGATGCCGGCTACATACGTCACCGAGGCTGAGCTACGCGCTAATCTTGGTATCGAAAACCTTTACTCCTCCGATATCGTCGAGACGTGTTGCCAGACTGCTCAGGATTTACTCAACCAGTTTTTATGGTTTGCCTCAGCTCCGGTAGTGGGAGTAACGCTACAAAATAACGTAGCTACCGCGATGATCGCTAACCCTATGACCTTTACTACGGGCCAGAGCGTAACCTTGAGTGGATGCGGCTCAACTTTTAACGGCACCTACACGATTACCGGTACGATCCCGTGGAGCGCTGGTACGGTTACTCAGATCCCTAGCCTTGTTATAAATCCTTACAGTTTTAATTGGCCTGCCGGTTATAGTTTTATCCAGTTTGCTAAAACTGCCGCTAATGTCAATTTCCAACGCGTATTACCTTATGGCTCAGCCGTAGGAGCAGATACAAAAACTAACTCATACGCTACGACTCCGGCTATCCGTGAGGCAGCGATGATCCTTGCAGTAGATATTTTTCAGGCCCGGCAAGTATCACAGACCGGAGGCGTGTCGATTGACGGTCTTAGCCCGTCACCTTACCGCCTCGGGAACTCAATGATCGGCAAGATCCGCGGTTTGTTAGCTGGCTATCAAAATCCTAATTCTATGGTGGGCTAAAGATGCCTGCCGCGATTACTACCTTACGAGCTAATCTCGCTACGGCTTTAGCTAACGCTAGCGCTTGGAATACTTACAGTTTTCCACCTCCAACGATCACGGCTAATAGCGTAATCGTCGCTCCGGCAGATTTGTATATTACGCCAAGTAATAATACTTACGCAACTATCTCACCTTTAGCAAACTTAAAAATAATTATGACCGTACCTATGTTTGATAATCAAGGTAACTTAAACGGTATTGAAACTTTAGCGGTGGCAGTATTTAATAAATTAGCTGCCTCAAATATCGTAATGAATGTTAGCGGTTTGTCTGCTCCCTCAGTACTTAGCGTACAAAGTGGGGATCTACTTACGGCTAGCTTTGACATATCCGTACTAACGAGCTGGAGCTAACAAATGGCATATACAGAGGATGATCTAAAGTTTTTGCGAAAGATCGGGCAGATCGTAGACGAGCCTGCACCGGTCAAAGTAGCAAAAGAAAAACCAACACCAACACCAACTAACGAAAGCGAGGAATAGGCTAATGGCTATATTCTTATCTAATGGAGTGGTCGTAACCCTTAACTCGGTAGACCTTTCAGATAGAGTAACAAGTGCAACAATTAACCGTGTATTCGAGGAGCTCGAAGTTACTGCTATGGGCGATTCTGCTAGACGGTACGCTAAGGGCCTAGAAACCTCTACGGTTACTCTTGATTTTCTAAACGATACTGCAGCCGGTGAAGTCCTACAGACTTTGCAAGCTGCCTGGGGTACTACAGTGCCTCTAACTCTCAAGCAGACAAGCGCTGCTATTTCAACTACTAACCCTGAGTATCAAACTACGGTGCTCGTCAACAATACCACTGATATTAACGGTGCCGTAGGAGATATCTCTACTCAGTCAATTACGTTTACTTGTAACTCAGTTATTGTAGTAGACGTAACCGTATAACCAACTAACAAAGGGGCAACAAATGGCACGACTCAAAATAACAAGGGCTAACGGGGACGTAACAGAGCATCAAATTACGCCGCGTATCGAGTGGGCCTTTGAGCAATACGCAAAAAAAGGTTTCCATAAAGCCTTTAGAGATGACGAGATGCAAACCTCGCTCTATTGGTTATCGTGGGAATGTATTAGGAGCTCGGGAGAAACCGTTAAAAGTTTTGGCCCGGAGTTTTTAGATTCGTTATCTAAAGTCGAGGTATTAGACGACGAACCTTTAGACTAGGGCGAGACTCCCTTACCTATCAGGTAGCGCAGCTATCGGTACGGCTAGGGATCTCGCCTCAGTCGGTACTGGATCTTGATACAGAGATGTACAAGATGTTAATACAAGTATTAAACGATCAAGCTAAGGAGGCGGAGCGAAATGCCAATAGAAGTAAAAGGCGTTAAGTCCACTCTCAAAGCTATACGTAAAGTAGATCCCGAGCTACTTAAAGAGATGAACGCTGAAATCAAAGCGGTAATGATCCCTATAAGAGATAAGGCTCGAGGCTACGCTCCCTCACCGCAGCCCGATAACCTATACGGCTGGAATGAAAACACAGTAGGTAAAACTATTACGGCTCGTAACTCGGCCTTTAGGACTTTCAACGATGAGGGCCGCTTACGCTTGTTTCCACTTTATGACTATGAAACAGTCAAAAAAGGTATTTACTATAAAGCAGGCGGCAGCGATAAGAATAAAAACGGGTGGAGAGCTCTTTACTTTGTAGCTAACAAATCGGCTGCAGGTGCTATTTATGAGACGGCGGGACGAGCAGGGACTACCTCTCGTAACGGCTATAAATCAAATAACCCCGGAGCAGGTGCTCACTTTGTTAGCCGTATGGGGCCTCTCTATGGCGATAGCCGCGAGGAGCGCGGCCGTATGATCTTTAGAGCGTGGGCTGAGGATCAGGGTAAGGCTCAAGCTGCAGTGGTTAGAGCTATAGAGAAAACTATAAATGCCTTTAATCAAGGCTCATACACGAGGGCGGCATAATGGCAAGCAAACTCCCTAGTATGGTCGTAAGCGCCGTAACTACTTTTGACGGTAAAGCCCTAACTAAGGGTAGTAAACAAATTTCGGCTTTTGAGAAAGGCGCAAAGAGAGCGAGTGGCGCACTTGCCGCTGCTTTTAGCGTTCAGGCTATCGTTAAGTTTGGTAAAGAGGCGGCTAAGGCTTTTATAGAGGATCAAAAAGCAGCCTCGCAGCTAGCGCAGTCAGTTAAAAATCTTGGGCTAGCCTTTGAGACTCCTAAAATCGAGCGCTTTATCTCGGAGTTAAGTGCCGCCTCAGGCGTGGCCGATGATGTGCTTAGGCCGAGTATGCAGAAACTACTGCAAACTACGGGCTCAGTTACTAAATCTCAAGAATTACTTACTCAAGCGCTAGACATAAGCCGCGGTAGTGGGGTCGAGTACGGTACGGTGGTAAGTGATTTAAGTGCGGCATATGTAGGTAATACTAAAGGCTTAAAAAAATACTCTTTAGGACTTACTAACGCTGAACTAACCTCTATGAGTTTTTCTAAAGTACAAGAAAAACTAACCTCACAATTCAGCGGCGCTAATGCCGCCTACCTTGCTACCTACGCGGGGCAACTCGAGCTACTTAATACTGCAGCGGGTGAGGCTAAAGAAAGTATTGGTAAAGGCCTCGTAACCGCTTTACAATTATTAGCCGGCGAGGGTAATACCGTGCAACCTTTAGCTGACTCTATGGCAGATTTTGGCACATACATAGGCGATGCAATTATAGGTGCTGGTGTACTTATAGATAAACTAAATAAGATTCCTGGAATGGGCAAAAGCAGCGGTATAGCCGGTCAGCTACAGGGGTTTTCGTCTCCTATTATAAGCTCTTTTAACGTTATAAAAAAAGGTATAGACGAGTTAAGTAAAACCGGTAAAGAGTTTACGGCGGCTAGGACCATACCTACACAGGGCTACTACGGCTCTATGGCAGTAGGTATTTATCCAACGGCGGCCGAGGAGGCTAAGCGTAAAAAGGCGGCCGAGGATGCGGCTAAACGAGAAAAGCAATTAGCTGCCGATAAAGCTAAGGGAGCTAAACTAGATAAACAAAAGATAGCTCTAACTAAAGCCGCTGCAGTTTTCGATAGCACACGGATCTCTCTAGCCGCAGCTCTAAAATCTACATACGACAAAGAGACAAAGCTACGCTTAGAGGCGCTTATGCTAATTGAGCAGGACAAAGGCGACGAGGCTCTAAAGAAAATCGGCGAACTTGCAGCCTTTCAGAAAAACGCAGATATGCAGCGCTTAGCCGGTGTAGAGACAATTAGTAACGCTACGCTGGCCTCTCTTAATACTCAGCTACTTACAGAGCTAAAGGTTATTAACGGTAGCCGTATGGCCGAGGGTGATAAAGAGCTAGCACGCGAGGAGGCGTTTAAGAAATATAACGCTGCGATAACGGCTGCAGGTACCCTATCCGCTAAAGAGTCTTATAACGAGCGCGTACAGATCCAACTAACCGAGATAGCACGCCTAGCCTCTATTAGTAAGACTACAAGTGCAGCTAATACGGCTAACCTTTTACTTGAGTCGAGCGAGCTTTCTATGATCGAGCGAGTAGCTATAGCTCAAAAGGCGGCAGACGATCAACGCTTAGCGGCTCTAAAAGAATACTCAAACGCGTTAAACGGTGTAGGTGCAGGTGGCGGCGGCTTTAATAACCCGGGCGATTATCTTAAGTTAGGACCTCTTGGCGGTTTAGGTGCAGGCGTGATCGCGGGGGTAACTCCTAACCTAACTCAAATGCCTACACTTACAGAGACGGCACCTACTTACGGATATAACCCTACTCAAGGTTTCCCCGGTCAGAGCATAGAGCTAACCGTTAATACGGGTATAGGTGATCCTGAGGCTATCGCTCGTGCCGTTGAGGATCTACTTAACCAATCAAGTTACCGAGGCACCTCTACTAACCGAGGCTCAGGTAATTACATACTATGAGCACTTGGCTACCTGAGTGGAGGATCACGGTAGGCACTACCGTTTACGATAACGTGTTAGCCGTAAATATGGCAACGGGCCGCGATGATATAGATTTACAGTGCAACGCAGGCTACGCACGTATGGAGATTATTAACCTTACTAATACACCTTTTGATATAGACGTTACCGATGCACTTACCCTCGAGCTAAAAAATAGCGCCGGCACTTACGTACCGGTATTCGGTGGTGAGGTATCAGATTTTGGTATCTCGGTACGCTCGCCTGAGGAGACCGGGTTTATAACAATCGGTAATATATTGGCCGTTGGATCTCTAGCTAAATTAACTAAAGCCCTATTCCCCGATGCCTTGGCTAAGGATGAGGACGGCAACCAAATCTACGACATACTTAACGAGCTACTAATTAACTCGTGGTTTGAGGTAGCACCTGCCTTACAATGGTATAACTACGACCCTACGACCACGTGGGCCAATGCAGAAAACGTAGGACTAGGCGAGATAGATCAGCCGGGCCTATACGAGATGATAGCTCGAGGAGCTGATCCGGCTAGCAGCTATAACCTTTGCGCTCAGATAGCACAAAGCGCACAAGGGCAGATATACGAGGACAAGGCCGGGCGGGTTTGTTATGCCGATACGGACCACCGCACCGCTTACCTCTCGGCTAACGGCTATACGACTTTATCCGCTAACTACGCTATTCCCTCCACGGTTAAAACAATCCTACAAATAGGCAAAATCCGTAACTCTTTAGTATTTAATTATGGGACTAATTACAATAGCCAAGCTACGGCCCTAGATGCTACCTCGATCGCTAACTACGGCCGTTATCAGCGCAGCGTTACGACTAACCTACATAACCTAGCCGATGTAAATACCCTTATGACCCGAGAGCTAGGGCTCCGAGCGATCCCTCGAGAGCAGCTACAGAGTATTACCTTTAGGCTTGATAACTCAGAGCTACCCGATGCCGAGCGAGACAAGCTTATAGATGCGTTTTTTGGCGAGCCTGTAGTAATTAACGATTTACCTATAAATATGTTTAACGGCTCTTTTAACGGCTTTGTAGAGGGGTACGCTATTAAGGCTACCCCGGGTTATGTCGATCTAACTCTTACGCTGAGCCCTACAGATTTCTCACTGGTCGCGCCACAGTGGGCAACAGTTAGCCCGGGATCCCTAATATGGACCGGGGTAAATGCTACTCTTATCTGGCAAAATGCTTTTGGAGGTTTAACGTAATGGCAACTACTACACCTAATTTCGGCTGGCCGGTACCTACCTCGACCGACCTAGTTAAAGACGGCGCTACCGCTATCGAGGCTCTCGGTGACTCTATAGATGCCTCGCTACTTGATCTTAAAGGCGGCACAAGCGGTCAAGTATTAGCTAAAAACTCTAATACCGATATGGACTTTATTTGGGTTACCGATGCAGCCGGCGATATTACAGGCGTTACAGTCACTAGCCCGATTACTGGAGGCGGTACCTCAGGCACCGTAGCTATTGGTTACGATGCTAAAGCCGGAACGACTCTAGGCTTTAATGCGCAGACCGGTACTACTTACACGTTAGTCGCTGCCGATGCCTCTAACAAACTTGTAACTACCTCCAACGCCTCAGCTATTACAGTAACGATACCTCCTAGCGTTTTTGCAGCCGGTGAGCAGATCAACGTACAAAGTATTGGCGTAGGACTTACTACTTTTGCAGCTGGCTCGGGAGTAACTATTACCTCAACGGGTGCAACTGCAGCGGCTCCAAAATTGAGAGCCCGTTACTCGGCTTGCACAATAATTTGTACCGCAAGTGACACGTTTACAGTTTTGGGCGATATTTCGTAATGTCTCCAATTTTGGGAATACTTGCCTCATCTATTAGGACCGCTGCGCCGGTCTCAGGTATGGCGGTTTGGTATGATGCTACTGATGCGGCGACGTTTAGTTACTCATCCTCAAATATAATTAGCCAATGGGCAGACAAATCTGGCAATAGTAGAAATGCAACTCAAGGTACTACCTCAGCTCAGCCTACGAGAGAAAGTAACGTAATTAACGGTTTGCCTGTAGTGCGCTTTGACGGCTCAAATGATTTTTTATCGTTTACTAATATATTTAACGGGGATACAAGTTTTACGATGTTTTGGGTATTACGGCCGCGTAATGTTTCTTCAGGTACTTATCAGCCGTCCTTTAGTAGTCTGACCTCACCGGATGCAGACGACGGAGCTTTACACTATATTAACCCTAGCAGTCAAGGCGCCTCGTATCCATTCCAAACTAAATCTTGGCAGACTTACGATAATACAAATACATACGTAGCTAATACTTCTTACCTTATGGAGTTTATTGCCGATGGCAGTGTATTTAAGGTATTCAGAAACGGGACTCAAGAATCTACAAACAAAAACGTAGGCTCAGCTCCTGCTTACGTACAAACAAATATCGCTAATCAAAATAACCCGGGTGGCCGTTTTGCAGCTTTTGATTTTGGCGAAATACTTATTTATACGACGGCTTTAAGCGGAGCTGACGTGACGGCTAACAGAGCTTACTTAAATGCTAAATGGGGTCTCTAATGGACAAATGGTACTTATTTGAGTCTATGGAGTTATTTAATACGTGGCACAATAACCTTAAATCTGAGTTGGGTTATCCGCTGCCGTCAATAGATGAAGACGGTAAAATAGTGGGAGAACCTTTTACGACAGATTACACCTCAGCGTATGAGGTTTCCGAAAATGATGTAAGAGCTATCGTCGAGGATAAATACTCCGACGGTTTAATATTATGCGAACCTCCGACGATCGAAGACCCTTATGTTAAAAAGCTATAACGGTTACCCGGCCTCTAAAGATCCCGACGAGATTAGAATTACGTCATACCCGGTAAAGGGTACGAGCCGTAAGCTAAGGTGCGCTGAAAGCGTGGGCCCGCTTTTGGCGGCCTTTGCGGCTGAGTTTCACGAGCTAATAGAGCCGATAGATGAGGGCGTATTTGATGACTGGGGCTACGCGTTTAGAAATGTGCGCGGATCTACAGACCGCCTTTCGTGTCACAGCTCGGGCACTGCGATCGACCTTAACGCGACCCGTCACGTTCTAGGCAAGGTGGGCACGTTTCCACCTGAAAAAGTACCGATGATCCGGGCGCTCGCTAAAAAGTACGGGCTCAAGTGGGGCGGCGATTACAAGGGCCGAGCCGACGAGATGCACTTTGAAGTAGAAATATCACCCGTTAAGGCTAAAGCCTTAATCGAGAGTTTAGGTTTATAATTAGATACACCTTAAGGGCACTTAGGAGTAACAATGAAAGAGCAATTACTAGCTGCCGGTAAATCTTACGCACGTGCAGCCCTAGCAAGCGCCGCGGCACTTTATATGTCCGGTATTACAGATCCAAAAGTACTAGCTAATGCGTTTATCGCAGGCTTAATCGGTCCTCTACTTAAAGCCCTGCAGCCAAGCGAGAAGCAGTACGGCTTAGGCTCTAAGTAATGCGAGCCCTGATAGGGGCGATACTGGGGAGTTTGCTC